GGATCTGCGATCATGTTTTCTGCTTTTTGCATGTATGCAACAGAAATGTTCGTCAGAATCGCGTCAATATGGACGTCGCTGATTGTTGGTTGTGGCATTTTTCAGTTCTCCTTAGAGTCCGCGACTTGCAGCAGCGCAGTCGATAACGGCGGTCACAATTGCACTTGCGGACCCGGCGGTAATAAATGTTCCGACAGAAAATGCAGCAGAACCAGTGGTTCCGTATGCAAGAGTTACACCCTGTCCAGATGCATTAGCAAAAAGCGCCTGACCAGCGGAAGCAGTTCCACCAGCAGCAACTTTCGTGCCACCAACGATCAAAACTTCAGCCTCTTGACCGCTTGTAGGATTGTTCTGAAGAACACCTACGGGACGATCAGTTGCTCCACTAACAATGACGGCCCTTCCGGTGCCATTGTCAATCTTAACGAAATGGTATTGCTTCTCAGAAAGATCCGCGCCTGCAACAAGCGTGGCCTTTACTGCGTAATTACTGAATTCGTAGGCCATGTTTAGGCACTCACTTTCCCTGCTCGGCGAGATATGACTTGTACAGATCGCTGTCCGAAGTAAACACATCGGTCAACGCCTGCTCGATTGTGGAATGCTTCCCGTCCACAACGGCGGCTTTAGCCATAGCCTCAGCCTTTTCGTAAACCGAACCCGCTACACGAGTCGACTTACCAATCTCACTAAAAATGTCAGCGGACTCAACTTTTGCGTTAGCAGCAGTCAAAACATCCTCGACGGACTTAGCAAGATCAGAATCATTATCTGCAAGGCGGCGCAATGCTGGGCCAACCTGCTCGGCATCAAGACCAAGAGATGCGAAAGAAGTACGGGCTTTGACGATTGCATCTGCATCGGCACGCTCGCCACGTTCTTTACGCAATTCTGTTTCAGCGACGTCAGCCTGAGCCTTCGCGTCTTCAACAGCCTTTTGCATATCTTCGAATGCCTTGCGAACAGACTCAGGAGCAGACTTCATCATGTCTTCTTCTTCATCTACCATCGCTTCTTTGGGCTTCTTCATCCCATTCATTTCTTTTTCCATCTCAACAAGACGCTCTTCAGCCTTCTTGAGGGCCATCATTAGATCCTCATAAGATGGCTTTTCAGCCTTCTCAATTGTGGTTTCTTCCACGACATCCTCCTCGGTGGACTTATCTGTATCTTCACTCGGGATCTCTACAGCGGCACTATCGAGTGCAACTGCAACTGCGTCCTCCGAGGCGGCTTTCATTACGAGCCAACCTTCATGCAAGTGTGCCGGGTGATCAACACCCGACGTTTCTTCGATGGAAAGGTTAACCATCTTGCGAGCCGGTCGTCCCACCGATCCTCCTACATGAAAGAGCGGGCAATCATTTAACGCCTTATGCGTTAAACAACAACCCGCAGGTCTCGATAACTTGTAGATTAGCACAATCATGGAGGGGGGATGGAGTTTCAACCAACCCCGAAATCAATTTATGCGGCAACTTCCTTGCACCTAGTCAACACGGTGAACAATTTGCCGTTGTATTCGTCATATTTCTTGATGGTGCCCTTCAAAGTGACCGTTTGTCCTTGCTCAAAACCGTAACCAGTGATCCACTTGAACCTGCGTCCTTCACCAGTGAAAGTGTTGACGAAGTTGACGCCGTAAGCGCTCTCGAATGATCGAACTGAAACAACCTTTAAGGTGACTGTGACCTTTTCACCGACCTGACCGAACTCTTCTTCACTTACTGGGTCAGCGGCTTCCTCGGCTTTTTTGTCCAATGAGTTCTGGTACACGCCCACCAGAGAGACGACAAGTCCAAAGAATTTGGAATCGAAAGCATCTTGAGCGATGACCGCTTGCAGGTTGTCGACGTAATCGCTTCCGGCCTGTAAAGATTTTCCGAACTGCAGTGCGGCGGCTGCAAACTCATTGTCGGCCACCTCGTCGAAACCGTCGCGCAATGCGTCCCATTCGTTGCCATCGGCAGTTCCGCCGGGGCGAGGGTAGGAAACCAGTTGGACCAGTGAAGCGGTAGAAACCTTCTCGTTTAACTGGGCGTTTGCTTTTGATACCCATCCACGTTGACGAACGACGGATGAGGCGGCGGCCAAGGTTTTCAACAGGTTTTTGAATTCTTTACCACTACCGCTGTAGCCTGCGAATTCTTCGAAGACGTCTTCGGTGTTGAACCATGAGGCGCTTAAAAAGTTGCCTAAGTAATCTTTTAGGCATTGCTTGCCAACCTGTAAACGGTCACCGTTTTCGTTTTCAACGATGACGACTGCCTTGCGGTTGCGGTTGACTCCGCAGTCATCGCAGGCACCCTCAACCAAGACGGAACGGTCAACGGGCTTTCCAGAGTAGTAGGGGCTTCCAGTGACTACTGGGTTTCCGCCTACCCATTCAACTACTGCAACGAAAGTGTAGCCGTTGAATTTGGCGGGCTCGCCTTCAATGATCAAGTAAGCCTGTTCAAAAGTGACACCTTGTGAATTGGTTTCTTGACGCAATTCAGTGGTGATGGTGTAGCCCCCGGACAATCCCTTTTTCAAGGCGCGGGCGGCTATTTTTTGGGCTTTGATTTTGGTGGTTTGCAGATCAAGACTTGGGTCGATTTGGATTTCTCGTTTTGTCATGATTTCCCCTTTCCCTTACAACCCCAGTATAGCATACCCGGGGTTTAGTAATGCAGGGGGGTTAGGGATCAATCATCTCAACAGGACCACCATTAATCGTGATCGAAGGAGTACGGCGAACCTTTCCCTTGGAAGCCGTCAAACGAACATCAATCTGAGCATCAGGAAACACATCAAACAACCGGGTGATCTCAGGCTCCAGCAACTGCTCAATCCACGCCCTCAAAGCATCAGGGAGCCTTTTTTCTTGACTATTCACCGATCTTCAACGGTTCAATCTTTGTCAACGTACTCATCTTGTGACCAACCAAAGTAGGGGTCTTACGCCAACCATCACCGAACTTACGGTAAACGCGCAACAAAACAGCAGGATCATCTTCCTCAGCATTGATCTTGAAACTGCTATCAGGAATATTCAACACGCCTTCAGTGAGAATACGTTCAACAGTTCCACGAGCCATACCACCGCTACTATTCCACGAAGCAAAATCGCCTTGCTTGTAAGACGCTTTCACAACCGTCCGTGGCTTAATAGTTAAAGGCTTGCCGTCATCGTTAGAAAGAAACACTGTCACTCCTCATCAGGAAGATCCGCCAAGAGTCTCTCAGCACGACCACCAATCGAATATCCTCTAAGTTTACCGTCCTTTACCATCTTCCATGCCCACGGCTCCCAAACAACCCCAAGAAAAACAGTGTTAGCCGGGAACTTAAGTTTTTTCTCGGTCGCGTTTTTCATCAGCATAGGAACCTCAACCTCATAAGGCCAAGTCATGATCTCAACAAACTCGCCAGCGATCTTATCCCGATCATGCTGCAAACGAATCCGACGATCACCTTTTTGCACATAATCCCAAACAGCCTTTTGCAACTCATCAGGATCCGTCCACTCGTTATGAGCATCCATCACGTTTGGAATATACATAGGACCAAGGGTGAACATGCGTTCATCGACAGCCTTCGAAATTAGTGTCGCTTCCGAAAACGCTGAAGGAAAAGTTTCACGGGCCTCAGTCTCTGTTATCTCAATCAGTCTGGGATCACCGTCAGTGATGTACAGCATTAGCCGTTTGGATTCTTGCCAATCATTTTTCCACTCTTCTTCATACAACTCTTCGGCTGTGTCATCAATTCTGAGACGCAAAAGCGTCAACGGTTGATCGTCTTTATCTGTCATTACGAAATATCGTATTTCCATCGTCAATTCCTTTCTAAAGACATTATACCAACCCGGGTTATGTTCATATGGCGACAGGGGCTGACTCAGGCGTCGGGGTAAAGGGCTGGAACTTAGCATCACCAATGGCACTTAATCCATCAGGAGGTGGTGGTTTTGGAATCTGTCGAGCAATACGCCTCATGCTGGTGTATTCCTTGTACCGAACTTGAGGGCTAGTTGACTCACGATACTTGTCATACTTTGCGTGCGTAGGCTCCTTAAAATCAAGAGACGTTGGCGTATGTAACTGCAACTCAAACTTAGTGCCGTTTGGATGAACCGCGCTGATGTTGATGCCCTGATACGGGTCACCATCTTGCCAATAATTTTTAACACGCATCTCATAGCCTTTTTCCCGCAAATCCTCAACCACTCGATTCGCACCGGAAACATAATCACTGTCTTTGTACGTCATCGTGTAACGAGCAACGTCAGACATGTTTTCAGCGGTCTTTGTTGCATCACCATCAAAGTCGGAATCTTTTTCATCATCTATTTTCCGGGCCAATGATTTCTCAGATTTTAAACGTTGATCAAGCCCATCCATTTTTGCACCATTAGCGTTCGCCACATCAATCATGTCCCGAGTAATCTCTGGCTCAATAGAAGCAACTTTAGCCCGTTCTTTTTTTGCTGCGGCAATAGAATCGGCACCGCGCTTTGCAGTCTCACCGGCAGGATTGTCAGGCGCATTTAATTTATAGCCGCCATACTCGACTGCCCCAGCGCCACCACTTTGAACCGTGGTATCACTTCTGCCTCCACCACGAGAGTGACTGCTCTGATCGTGCTTACCTTTTAGGTGCTTATTTATTTCTGGCTGAAGTTCAACCAAATCTCTTTCGCGTAAGCGTCGATCTCCTCGTCCGTCATCTTCGACAGATCCGGCAACTTGATCGCCTCTAAAGGCTTTTGCTTTTTCAAGTTCTCCTGTGCCACCAGTTGGTATCTCCATTCCCTCTACTACATCCCAAATACTGAGTTGATTTCTTTCTTCACCAAACCGTATAGCAGTGGATCGGCTTGCAACATTTTGTGATACGTCGAGGTACACCTTACCCCCATCAGTATCGTGCCATACCCCGAGGTAGTCACCCCCGGATAATTCGGCTTTATTGTCCTTCATAAAAGACGATAATGCAGCCGGTCCTTTTTCAGTGTCATAAAAATCATCGGCATCAACAATTGCTGCCTTAACTCCAACACGAGCAACCATGTAACCACTTGGCGGCTCAGAACCATCAACCATGTTGACACTTAACCCGCCGTTAGCCCGCACACGTTCAACAATTGAAGCGGCGATTTCTGGGTCAACATCACCCGAAGCACCACCCTTGCCCGCGTGAGCCTTCTGATCATGGCTACCGTGCTTCAAAATGGTCTCTAAATCCCCTGTGAAGTCCACTGGGAGGCTATATTCGTAAGTGGCACCACCGGGAAGGGTGAACTTCGCTGTCGCCTCACGGGACTTCTTAGTGCGATTCCTCTTATCACCCGGCCACATACCAGTGACCTCACGATGACGAATAGCGCAATAGCCCTTAGCCTGCTCCGACGACATGTACTTACCCACTGCAGCGACACAAGCCGTGAAATCACCACCGGCACCCCACGGGATCTTACCTTTACCGCCTTTACGCCAGTAGTCCCGCAAAGCCTCAGGATTACCGCGCTTCTCAAATTCTTCTTCCATCTCATCAGCCAAATAAGCATACGCAGCAAACTCAGCAAAATCCTCAGCATCCATTGATTCCAGCAACTCAATTTCGTCGTCGCTGCCCTCAAAATCGTCACTAATCGGCCCACCCGTCAACCAGACGGAACACGAGCGACTGCCAGCGCACTTGAACTGCAACAACTCGCAGTAACCGAGATCCGCAAGATCAACTACCTCCTCGCCCTCCTCGCTAATCGCATCGCCCATTGCATCCTTGATCTCCGACTTCACATTGAAAGCCGCACAATTCCCGCAACGGGTCGTCGAAGCCTCATCGCCAGACACCCCCCACACTTCACCAAGACGATCCCAATAGTCGCCCGGTTCATCAGGATTCATCGGTCCGTACAAATACTCGTCAATCGCGTGCTGCCGGTTCTCAAGATTCAAATGCAAGTCAATGATTGGCTCAGGAGTAGCACGCTTCTCCACGGCACCTAGAACACGGTTGACCCACGCCCTACCAGCGTCACCGCCCCACGCATCCCACGCCACCCTCCACGGTGTTGGCTCACCATCGACCAGAGCATCATGATTCCCGCGTTGCTTACCGTGACGTGCAAAATAGGCACGCATCTTTACCAGAGTCGCCTGACCAATCACGCCACCGGAAGCCAGTTGACTGGCCCTGTTACGACCGACGCTAGTGAACCCATCGCCCGCCTTGCCATCTTGAATCCACGCAACAGCCCGCTTAGCAGCCTCCTGAACCCCGCTAGGGACCGAATAACCCTCGGCCTTAGAGAAACGCTCTATCTGCCGCAAACGGGCCTCAGCCTCTTCTAAAGACGCATAAGTGCCAAACTTCCGGGCACCGTCCTCCGAGTAAACGGTGAATTTCCCGTCTTCTTCCTTAATCGTTTTTTGCAGATCAAAAATGTTGGCCTGAGGTTTACGGCGACGCCCACTGCCCATGACAGCATCGACATGCACGTCGGATACCGTTGGGTCCGCCTTCAAAACATAACCATTGGTAGTCAACAAAACAGAAACAGTTCCGCCCTTAACCAAGGCTTGAGACCACGCCTTCTCAATTCCTGCAGGTGCAGCAATATCCTCAGGGCTGTCGACTGCAACTTTTTCAATCAGGACTACAGCATCGACCCACGCATCATCAATGTGACCGTGAGGAATGTTTCTTTTCAACATTTCGATTGCCACTAAATGGTGTGCTTCAATGATTGCAGCGTCGGCTGATACCTGATCGTCGAGACCATTGTGTGTAGCAATTAGTTGAGCATCGCTCAAACCTGCTAGTCGTGTATCAGTCTTGTTCACATGCCATCCTCTTCTGCGAAGTGCTACGAGTCAAGGATAGGGGATTAAAGACCTACGACCTATATATCTTGATAAATTGGCGATTTACGCAATTCCGCTAATTCTTCTTCACTCATTTTCGCTACGGACTCTGCGAACTCTCCCACACCAACTTGACCAAACTCTTCTTTTGTTAAACGGTACTCTTCATCGGATTGCTCCAGTGTTGGATTGTCTGGATCGAAGTTTGGTGTGTCTTTAAACGTCCGTAGCCATTTTTCGTTGACGTCGGAAACTCGCGCTAATTCTTGTTCTCTGTTCATAGTTTTCCTCCCACAATCATTGTACCATACCGGGGATAGGTTCAATTAATGGGGTTTGGTAAGCAGGAGACTGCCGTAATGCCCCATCCAGAAAATTGTTATCCATCGTCAACTGTCCTACACCGGGCGCTCTCGTAGCAGCCTCACGATTACGCTCCTGTTGAATTTCCCGCTGCTGAGCCCTCTCAGATTCCTTAGCGGCTTGAGTCGTAGAAACCCGCGCACCCTCAGGACGTAAAGTTTTCTTGCCGTACCAGTTAGATCCACGCATGATTTCTTTACCCGGCCAATTATTTACCCCTTCAATACGACCAAGGTCAGAGATCTCTTTAGGTGTCGGATAGTTAGGGCTGCCCACGGGAAGTGACTTCAACCTTGTTTGAGTTGATTGAATATCGGCTCTGATCGTCCTTGGAATATTAGGTTTATCCGTTAAGTAAGTATCCATCCTGCGTGAAATGTTATTGACCGATTGATTTAGATTTCCGCGATCCCAATCGAATCCTGCAGAAGCCCAAGCGTAACCGCCACCATCTAAAGCGGCGTGAACATAAACATCGTTGATACCACGGGTGATGTAGAAATTTTCAGCCTGCCTGTTAAATGTTTTAGCGAAACCTGATCCTTGATAGTCATCACTTATCTCTAAGAATTCGTGTGAGACTGACAGGTTTCCATTTTCATCAGCACCAAAACTTCTTTTAAATCGACCAACCCCACTTCCAGTCTTATTATCTATAATCGGTCCTTGCACATCAAAAGAATTTGATCCATACTTTTCAACGGAAGTAACTTCAGAACGTAAACTAACGGACACACCATTACGAGTCACACCTTCATGCGTAACACTGTAAACATCTTCCATAGAAGACAGATCTATATCGGTACTATTTCTATCTATTAGACGCCTTCGCGCCTCAAACCCGTACTGTTCAACGTATCTATCAACAGCCCGTTCGTACAATTCATCTCTTAGGATGGCGCGTTGTTTTTCATCCATATCACGCGGTGCATTGCTAAGCATTCTAATATCAGTTTCAGTTTTGATATCGTAACTAAAAGTTGATTCGATACTTTCGCGCACTTCTTGACGAGAAACCTTACGGGCAATAGCCGCTTCTAACTCATCTCGACTAGGACCAATACCTCGTGCAGCAATCAACTCAGGAGCCCGATCACCCCACTCAGAAAATTCACCTGAAGCACCAGCACCACCAACACCTCGGAGTGATAACTGTCCACCGCCGCCCCCGTGAGAAGACTGATCATGTTGTCCCGGAAGATGCTTCAAAATCGGTTTAAGTCCAGCCTGAAACTTAATAACAACAGGCTCAGAAACAAGCGAAGTCATAGAAGTGGAATCTGTGAACTCTAAAGCATATTTCTGCAAATCATCGGAGAGGTCTTCCGTTGCAATATCACCATTCAGCCACGCATCCCACGGGTCAACAAGATCCCCAAGTTCATCAGGATCCGTATTGGGAGAAATCCGAACATCACTCATTTTCTACCTCCATTGCAGCCATCTGCCCACCCCTTGTTTGATCAGGGTTATCTTTCCGCCACTGAACCCAAGTAATCGATTGCACCTCGCGAGCCGACAAACCGTTACGCCGACCAACCTCTCGATAGGCGTCAGCGAATGCGGCATACGATCCAGCAACTCCGGGCGTCGCGCTGCCAACCGCACTGTGCAACGGCGGTAACCTGTTTTCTTTCGTTGACGCCGGGTTAGGCCAACTAGATCCAGCGAAATATCCGTACTCAACGGAACCCGAACCATACTTTACGCCCATCGCCACACTAAAAGCATGCGAATCTACGGTGACATCGTCCGAGTAAGTGCCAACGGACTTGTCGCCGGAAATGTTGTTGTAGAAGGATCGAACTTTGTGGCCGTTCAAAACCTCATCTGGACTTTCGCCTTGCGCGACTCTGACGGCGCGGCCCATGTGGTGAACCCCGCAAGTAAATTTCACGGGAGCCGGGAGACCCGTAAGATCGTCAATAGTTTTTAATTGCTGACCATCAACATTATCTCCAACCCCAGCGACCCGATAACCCATCTGAGCGTGTGCTTTGATAATCGCTGCCGCTACATAAGGGTCTAACTGGTCAACAGTTTTCCCACGCAGTTCATCGGGATCCGGCATCTTGTGCGTTTGCCCGTCCATTTTGCGGGTGCCTGTAACTCCATCAGTTTCGGCCTGCGCCCACTCATACATTGTTTTCGTGACAGGCTTAGCAGGCTGCCCAACCCCTTTTGTCAATGACTGACCCATCAAATCGTCAACCTGCACAGCGTGCTTTTCGGACAACGATTTTGCCACATATTCCGCTGCCGTAACATTGTCACCCCACGGTTGCTGCGGACTCATCGCTGCAATCATGCCCGCCGTCTCAGTCCTGCTTAAACCATACTTATCCGATATTGACTGCGCTGCATTATTGGCTTGTTCGTACCAATCTCTACCCTCAGGTGGATCATTAGCGGCCTTCGCTCTATCAAGCACCGCTTGCACATTGTCTTCCATCTGTTTTTGCGTGACACCCAAAACCTCAAGGGAGCCTTCAATCTTTTTCCGTAACGGGGCCGGAAGAGCAGACATTGTTGTGGCGTCATAAATGAGGTTTCGATCAAGTTTCTGTTGATTTTTAGAATCAGTACGCCGCCCGGTGTGAACTCCGATTCTTCCTGCATGAGTTTTTTGATCATGACTTCCATGCTTGGCAACTTCAGCCCACGCTTTTCCGTCTGGTAATTGAGCATCAGAATGTTGCACATCTAACTCAGGAAATTTATCTCTATGGAAACGAAGCATTGCTGAAGCCAAGCCTCGGCGTTGGTGCGCTTTACCTACAGCAACTTCAGTAATTGTTGCTTTGTTATCGTTTTTAGCAGAACTACGCCAAGGATTACTTCCAGCGCCAGTAATATCTAAATGCCCAATTTCGCCTTTATTTGTTCCGCCTTCGCTATATCCGTTGATTGTCGTTCCGTCTTTAGGTTTAACTATTGCGACTACAAAATTTTTTTGAGCATATAAAACATAATCCGTAGGTTCTTTTCCATCTGGCTGATGGCGAACTACACGAGTATCTTCATTAAAAAACTTATTCGTGCCATCGTTCTTACCCATAATTGTTAATTTTGGAGAACCTGAACCTGTGTCTTCACTACCTGTTTTTGCTGCATGGTTTTGCTGGTTATGACTTCCATGCTTTAGAACGGGTCGTAGCCCCGGAGCAAAAAGAATCTCAACCATAACTAAACCTCTTCCGCTTCAAGTTGATCCAACTTATCTATCCACGAACCCATATCTTGAGATGGTAAACCAGTAAGCCCACGAGTCGGAGGAACAAGAACCGCAGTGCAACGACAATTAGGATGCGCGGGTGGCATTGAGTAACCGTTCGAGAATGAACCGTTCCAAGGAACACGCTTCCCACTTAACTCCGTGCATAAGTCACAAGGTGGCCCGTAACGGCTCCCCCGAGGTGCTGTGCGCCATTCTTTCTCAGCCCTTGGATCAATGAGACCAGCGCGATCACTAGCCTGCCACGATGCTTCCCTGCCAAAATTCTGTGCCTGTTGTATCTCTGTGCGAGCAATCATTTCAGCACGGCGACGAATAAGTTTCTTCCGATATTTCTGAGTCATCTCTTCAGCCTTGAGAGCAGCGCTCTCTGTACTCATTCCGTCCCGGATAAGCCGAGTCGTGTTTGTTTCCTTAAATGTTTCCACTGCGCGAGCCCAACGAGGATGCAACCCAACAATGTCGCGTAAAGACCTAGCAGTTTGATCAACTGTGCGAGTGCCAGTGAAAGCCGTCGAGATTACTTGACGTATCGCAAGCCTGTTCGATTCGGAGATGGAGGTCACCAGTTGTGCTGAGCGTAAACGGGCGTAATCCGCTGCCTTTTGGTTAACGAACTTAAACATTCTTTCGACAGGGTTTTCGATAAGAAACTCAACATCAGGCGGTAACGAGATTAGCGGCCTCGGTAAAATGATTCCACTAGGGAGTACCTGCCCACCATATTCGAGGGCATTGAATGGATTCTGGCCGATCCTCGGGGATGTTCTGATAATGTTTTTAGCCTCGTTCAAGGCTCCAGACATCACAATGCCCGAAAGTGTTTCTTCAATCAAAGAACTAATTTGATCAATATTATTTTCAGCCAAAAGTTGTTCCAACAATTCGGGTGACAACTCGTTGATAGCAGTTTCGTACTCACTGACTTTAAGACTCTGTGACAACAAATTTAACACCGCGACAAGTCGGTCGGTGAGACGCTGCTCCAGCGGAGTTAAAGGAGTAGAAGGAGGACCACCGCCGGGACGTTTCCGGCGACGACCACCAAATGTCAAAGCCACGTTTACTCCTCTGGTTCGTCAGCACCAGATTGCTCGGGAGCGTCGCCACCAAATGGTGTTTCCTCCGAAGCGGCTGCAGGACCATCAGGAACAATACCTGTTCTTTCAGCAACAAGGCGTTGCTGTGGTGGTAGTCCCAGTAAAGTTTTCGCATCCTCAGCAGACATAACATCTGTGCCCGTGTCTTCAATGTTGTGATTCGCTGGAGGTAATCCGGCTAGTTCACGCAAGTGATCTTCCAAAGCAGGATCCGGTGCCAACACTCCAGCGGTTGTCATCTTCGAAACAAAGTCAGCGATTTCGCCAAGATCAATGTGTGCCACTTCGCTGTACTGCAGCGTAGGTGCCCGATCTACAGTCATGCCATTCAAACGCATCAAACGTGGAATAGCGTATTGGTTGACTGTGTCGGCAATAGTTTTTGCTATCGAATCAACTGACATTGACCACAGATCCATTTTGGTTGCACCGAGAGAGAAAGATCCTACGCGGTCATTTCCAAGGAGAATAAAGTCGGATAGCACTGACATGGCGATACGTTGATCTAGGCGCGTGATCACTTTATCGGTATCGAATTGGCGTGATCCACCGCTACTCATAAGTTTCAAGTCGAACAGTGGTTTCCCTGAATCATCAAAGACTTGTGGGAAAACGATACCTTCGTTTTCGTTGCGTTTAATCGAAGTGACGATTTGTTTGATGGCAGCCAACACGACCTGTTGGTCATTGCTTGCTGTGCTTGATAAATATTCCGGTGGCACATAGGCGATGGGTAATCCGGCAAGATCCCGCTCAATACCGATTGCCTCAATTTCTTCGATACGACGTTTGAACCACCACGGCCTGTAGGCGTTCCTTAACAGGCTACGCCCCTCTGGGTTGTTTTTCGCGGCAGTGGTGCGGAACAATAAAGCCTTCTCGATAGGGATATCGATGCGGCCATGACCTGTGTAGGGGTCAACTTGTTGCATCCCTTGGATGCCACCTTTGTCATCAAAGGTCCAAAGGTAAAGTGTTTCCTGTCCACGGATGGACCATTTACGCCAACCAATTTTACCATCAGTGAACTTGGATCTCTTCGAAGCATCCTTATTATCAGGTGAAACTCTTTGCTTGTAAACAATTTCATGGAACGAGAAACCGTAAATGCACATGGACAGGATTTGTGAGAGTGTCGAATCCCATGTGTCACTCATATCGTTTAGGCATGATTCAATAAATTGTGCGTTTTCGATGTCGAGTGTTTCACTGTCGCCATCTGAAGTTTTATCCGTGTAGGGGTCGACTCGCCATTCCAGACGTGTGATCACTTTCTCGATGGCGTAAAGAATCGCCCCAATAACAGGATCGTTGTCGGACATCTCCCGATATGTTTTGATGCCTTGGATGCCTTGGAGCCGTGTAAGGAATTCATCGTAAACAAACCCACTGGTTCGTTTTAGTCCAGTGGTGCCAAGTTCTTGCATATCTACGCGGGCCATATGTCTCCCATTACTCGTCGTCGTCAACTTGCCGGGTGATCCCAGCGATAAGTGTCAGAGCCTCCGCACTGGCAAATCCTGCTTGCAGCATAGAAATATATATTTCATGCAACTGAGTCGCCCATTGTTGCAGCGGGCTCATGTCAGCAAGAACCCCGGTCTCGTGATTCTCCATTCCACGAGTGTACCGGGGTGTGAGGTCTTGTTATGCGTTTGGCGCAGTAATGAGTTCTTCCTCCAGAAGTAGTTGTGCCATTCGACCGTAGGATCCTTGTAGTGACCATGCTAGGCCGGTGTCTACGAGATGTTGGAACAGGGCGATGATTTCGACTTCAGTCAAGCCTCCTTCTTCAAAGGCAATTATTCTGTCGACTAGCGGATATTGTTTGGTTTTCATGCTGATACCTCCTGAATGTCCTTGGCGACTTCCTTTCGCCTTTCTGCGCGATCATTTTCAATCTTGCCTACTGCAACCAAGATGATTGTGTAAGCCTTACAAATAGAGCAGGAGCATTCACCTGTAACTCCAGCCGGATGGACGTGATTAAGGTAGGAAAGAAGATCCTCCGCCGTGACTCTTGAATATTCGCTCATGCTGCCACCTCCTGATTGATTTTCCTGTTGTACAGATTTTGAAGCGTCGGGCTTGAAAATCCTGTGTTTTCGATTTCTGCTAACAGTTTGTTAGCGAACTCGGTCAATCCTTTTTCGCTGTATCGCGCTGTGGGGGTGAACCCGAAGCGGAGCATCGGCCAGTCGGATTGCCACTTTTGCATGGAGTATCCGCCTGCTGGCTCCAGTTCAACGTAGGACGCTGTGGCTATGTAGGCTTTGTAGGTTTTGCTAAACACAAAACTGAGGTTTAGTGTAGGAATTGCTTCACTGTCCCCGATGTAGTCACCGTTAAGAGTAAATTGAACGTTGAGGTTTCGGCTTTCTTTGAGAAATGTGGTTTTCATTAGTCCTCCCAATTGATGGTTTTGGTGACGGGTCCGCCCCATAAGGCGGTTAGTTGTTGGGCAGTGATGGGGGCTTGTCCGGCTGGACTAGCGGCGTAGCATTCGACACAGATTTGGCCGGGGAATGCTTCGATTGCCTCGATACTTTTGGCGCATGATTTACAGTTCATGTTGGGTCTCCTCTCCCTTACAACCCTAGTATAGCATACCGGGGTTAGGCATCTTGCAGCGGGCCCAACACACAACCAAGCCGATAACCCGGAATGTACTCAGCAATCACCCGCTCAGCCATCGCATACTTTTTAGCCATCTTCGACCGCAAGAAACCCCACGGAATATCATCAACACGCGAGCCATTATCAGACACATCAGCAGCCTTAACAAACCTGCCGATCAGATCATCCATCGCCCTACGAACACTCGCCTCATACTCTGCGAGAGAGGCTCCAGACGTCGTTTTCGTGACAGACTCCACCGCACAAACAACATCATCACTGGCACCCATCGCAGAAAGATCCTCCAACGAGTAATCCGTGTCCTCGACAACGTCATGCAGAAAACCAGCAATCACAAACTCATCACCAAACCTCCACAAAGAGGTTCCAACACGAGAAACGTGATAAATGTAAGGAACACCGATTTTGTCCACCTGATCCTTGTGGACATAATTCGCAAACTCCAGCGCTCCCTGCGGAGTCGATAAATCAAACCCTAATTTCATCATTCCTCCTCATTTTCATAACCCATAGCGACTCGGCAACCGTGGCAAAGACTGTCGGTAAGTTGTGCTTCCGTGTCACACTCAACACAATTCGTTAAGCGAACATAATCTTGTGCCCCATTCCATCCCATCACTCCTTTCCACCCTCAAAAAAGGCTTCAGCCCATGATTGAAATTGTTTTGTTGTCTTGAACTCGCCAAACCGCTCTGGATTATCGACAGGGACGTTATGCCACACACCTGTCTCAGACGGGCAAATCCCTAAAGTGACACTGTTTTCGAAAGCGACAACCTGATATTTACAGAATGGTGTTTCCCATTCCGCTGCAGGTTGGCGGGTGAACGGTATTGTGAATGCTCTTACTGTTGTCATAACATCACCTGTTTCCCATATCGATTGAAACCCAACGATCTTTCCTTACCGGGCGAAATGTCACCATCCACGTTTCAGCGGCCTCCATTCCGCCACCCGCTTCAACAAGGTAACCCATCCATTCTGGATCCATGCCTTGAGCCTCAGCCCACGGTAACCACGGCTTGACCCAATGATCCGGGACATCCACCGTGAATCTGATGGCTGTCTTGTCAACGACACCTTGGAGCCCGTGACCTAGCGAGGCGGTCGGTTCGGTAGTGAACCAAACAACATCCGGGCCAAAGTTTGGGATTGTTATGTGAATGTTCGATTCGGTTAGTCGTAGCATTTCAGCCTTCTCAATTACTGGCAGGTGAATGAGGCTTGTGAAGTGGTAAAGAATCATGCTGCTACCTCTTCCTTAAAATACTCTGCAGCGGCGGTTAAAGTCTTGAACTTTCCAAACACTTCCCGATCCCTGCCAGCGG